ACCCAACGGTGGCCCGGACCCGCAGGCGGCCACCCCGCCACCGGCCCCCGACCCGGGCCAGGCCCCGCCCCCGGCCCCTCCGGACGACCCGCTCGCGGAGCTGCGCGCCGCCCTGGACAACGAACGCCGCCAGCACCGGGAGACCCGTGACCGCCTCGCCGTGCTGGAACGCCAGGGCATGACCGCCGACCAGCGCCGGATCGAGGACGCCAAGGCCGAGGGACGCGCCGCAGCGGTCAAGGAAGCCGGGACACGGGTCGCGGTCGAGGCGTTCCGCGCCGCAGCGACCGGGCGGTTCCCCGACAGCGCCGCTATCGAGGCCGCGCTGGAAGCCCTCGACCTGTCCAAGTTCGTCAAGGATGACGGCGAGGTGGACCGCGAGGGGATCACCCGCCTGGTCGATAAGCTCGCCCCGGCCGCCCCGTCCGGGCCGCGTATCCCACCGGGCGCGCATGGGTCCCCGGCCGCTGACGGTGACTTTTTCCGGCAGGCGATGGCGAAGCGGCGCTAACCTCGACCTGACACGGCGGGTCATGGCTGGGCCTGGCACGGCCCGGCGTTGTAGCCTGGCCGTGATGACCGAGCGGGCGGGACGCCCCTCGGGCAACCGGTAACCGAGTCCGGACACGCGAACGGCAGGCGGGACGCCTCCGGCCCGGGACCTGTGCGGCGGGATGCGGCAGGTCCCCGGTAGCGCAAAGCGGTGTGACCAATCCACCGCTCGCGCAAAGGACTCTCACAATGGCGCTAGGCGACTTTTCGGGTGTCATTCCACCCGAGGTATCCGCGCAGATCATCCAAGAGGCGACGTTGCAGTCAGCGGCGCTTCAACTGTGCAACACGGTCCCGATGGGGACCGGCGTTTCACAAATGCCCGTTCCCAAGACGCTCCCGACCGCGAGCTGGGTCACCGCAGCGACCGGCCGCAAGCCTTACACGGACGTAGGTCTCAAGCCCGCGACCCTGACCGCCGAAGAAGTGGCGGCCGTGATTGCGATTCCGGACAAGATGATTGAGGACACCTCGATCAACCTGTGGGCCTACTGCCGCCCGCTCATGGCGCAGGCGATTGCGATGGCCCTGGACGGCGCGGTGCTGTTCGGCCAGGCCGCCCCGGCGTCGTTCCCGGCCGGGGGCGTGCGTGGTCACGCCGCGGCTGTCAACGCCGGGACCGACGCGGCCGACACGCTTAACAAGACGATGGCGGCGGTCGAGGCGCTGGGGCTCAACCCGTCCGGTGTCGCGGCCGACCTGACCGTCCGGTCCCGGCTGCGCGGGCTGCGCGCCACGACCGGCGAGCTGATCCTGGGCGTGACCTCCATCGGGGACTATCAGGTCCCCAGCATTTACGGCGTGCCCGCCAGTTACACGCCATTCCAGGGCAAGGCCGGGGTCAACCCGGCCGACGTGATCGTGGGGGATTGGCGCTGGGCATTCCTGGGCGTCCGGCAAGACATTCGTTTCCAGATCGACCCGTCCGGTGTCATCGCTGACGCCTCGGGCGTGGTCCAGGTCTCGGGGTTCCAAGACAACGTGACCCCCGCCAAGATTTGGGCTCGCTTCGGGTTCGTGATCGTGGACCCCGTGACCGTGCTGGCGTCGGGTGGGGCGAACGCCTTTGCCAAGGCCGGGACGAGCGGCGCGTCCGGCGCTGCGCCGACCGCCGCAGCGGGTGAGGGCAAGTCCGCCAAGTGACGACCATCAGCGCCGAGGCGGTCCTGGCTACCGGTTATTGGGACACCCAAACCGGAGCCGCCACATCGGCCCCGGGAACGGGGAAGTTCCGGGCCGATAACTGGGCCGCCCCGGCGCTGCTGGCTGTGGCGGGACTGGACGCGAACGGCTACGACCGGCAGGCCGGGATGATCACGGCACAGCCCGGCGATGTCATCTGGCAGCGGTCCCCGACCGACTCACAGAACTACCTGGAGCTGTCCGTCGTCACGGTCACCGACATGACGACATGGGTCCAGTTCGCCGTCAGCGTGACCGCGACCGGTGCGACGTTCACCGCGCCCGGCTCCAATCAGCGCCGGATGCTGGAACTGTTCCAGCAAGCCCAGCAGCCACCCGGCGAGATCGCGCTGTGGCAGACCTGGGCACCGCCACTCGACCCGCCGACCCCGGGCGGGCTCCCGGCCGACGTGGCACAGACCATCGCTGATGCCACGTGGGGAACGGACCCGCACCTGTGCGCGGCGCTCCAGTGGGAAAGCTACGCGGCCATGCTGCCACCGTCCCCCTCGGTCAGCCAGGTCTCGACCGGGGTCCAGTCGGTCAGCTACCAGCCGCCGATGCCAGCCGGGGAGTACGGGACCGCGATGGCCCGCGCCGCCTGGCACCGGTCACTCATGTCCTCCGGGGGCGGGGTCGAGCTGGTCCAGACCGGACCCGCGCTGCCGTCCGCGCCGGGGAGCCCGTGGGCGCTGGGGCTGCCGCCGTTGCTGTGGGAGGTGTCGGATGCTCCTGCTGGCGGCTGACCCCGTGACCCTCTACCACCGCTCAGCCACGGCCGACGAGCACGGGTGGGCAGTCCCCGACCTGTCCGCCTCGATCTGGACCGGGACGGGGAGCCTCCAGCGGACACAGGGACGCTCCGACGCGGGCGCGGGCCAGGGTGGCGGTCACGGACCCTACGACCCGAACGCGGGCGCGCTGGCGGCGCTGTACCTCCCCCCGGACGCGCCGGTTGCAGACGGCGTGATCGCGGAGGTCGGCGGTCAGCACTTCTACCTCAGCCAGTCCAGGCCGGTCCACGACCCCCGAGGGTCGGGGGACCTCGACTGCTGGGTAGCGACCGCCACCGGCACCGAGGGGTGGCCCGCATGACCGGCCGGTCATATTTCAAGGTCACCGACCCGGGCGCGCCCCGCCGTGCCGTGGACCGGGGGATCGGTGAAATCTCCGACCAGGTGGCCGACGACCTCCGGGGCCGGACCCCGGTCGAGACCGGCAGGCTCCGCGAGGGCTGGCAGGTCGGGCGGGGTGACCGGGACGGGGAGCGGGAGGTCACCAACGATGTCCCGTACGCCCGCTATGTCGAGTTCGGCACGATCCACATGGCCGCTGAGCCGATGATCGGCCCCGTCCTGGCCGAAGGGCGGGCGTGATGGCGACGACCCTGCCAGCGGTCACCGCCCAGCCGGACGCGGAGGCGTTCGTCTGGTCACAGCTCAAGGGCATCCCCGGTGTCACGTCGTTCTGTTACGCCGCCGTGTCGTCGTGGCCGCATCGGCTGGTGACGTACGCGATCCAAGTTGACGCACGGGCCGCCACGAAGGAAGCCGCCCGTGACCGCGCCGACCAGGCGCGGCAGATCATCCTCGGCCTGCCGAATGTGCCCTGGCCGGACGGTGTGTGCTCCAGCACCGATCCGGTTGACGGGCCGTTCTGGCTGCCGGACACAGACTCCGGGCCGCGCTACGCCGCCCGGTATGAGGTCAGAGCCCACCCGTCCCCGTAGGTCCCGCGACCCCGATGGTCGCGGCCCGTGCCTGCGGGCCAGTCGGAAAGGACGATCATGACAACCGCAACGAAGGACGCACCGGAGGTCAGCCCGGCCGTGGCGTGGGTGCCGACGCTCACCTCGACCGAGGTCCGGGTTGGCACACCGGGGCCGACTGGTGGCCTGTGGATCGCACCGGCCGGGACGGCGCTCCCGGCCGACACGAAGACAGCCTTTGCCGCGCCCTGGACACCCCTCGGCTACGTGTCGGACGCGGGGCCTACGGTCGGGCAGAACACGACTAAGCAGGACATCACACCCTGGCAGTCGATCTCACCTGTCCGGTCGGTGATCACGCTCCGCGAGGTCACGCTGCACATGATCTTGTGGCAGGTCAACGCGGCCAGCCTGGCGCTGTACTTTGACGCCGACCAGCCGGTCCCCTCGGTCACAGACGGCTCGTTCACGATGCCGGTCCAGGCGGACAAGGGCGGGCACATCTACGCCTTTGCTGTCGGCTCGGTGGACGGTAACAACGTCCTGCGGATCGGGATGACCCGGGCCAGCCTCACCGACGCCGGGGACATGGCCCTGACCCGTGCGACGGCGGTCCCGATGGAATGCACGCTCACGGCTCAGGTCGATAACAACGTGCTCTGCACGATCATGTCCGGTCCGGCGTCGTGAGCCGGGCCGCCAGCAACGGGCGGCCGTTCGATCTGGACGCGGCGGTCAAGGCCGCCTACGCCGAGTCCAAGCCTGTCCCGTTCGCCTTCACCTATCACGGGACCGAGTATGAGGTCCCGCCCGCGACCGCCTGGCCGATGGAAGCCCAGGCGTTGATCGGGGCCGGGAACATTGACCAGGCCATGAGGATGATCATGGGCGGGGACACCTATCAGGCGTTGTCCTCGGCCGGGATGACGATGGGGGAGCTGACGACCCTGCTCGATGCGGTCGGTAACTCCTCCGGGCTCGGTGGCCTCCCAAACTCATCGGGGCCTGTCGCGCAAGATTCGACGGTGACGTAGAGGCCGCGATGCTTTGCGCTTACGGTGTCGATGTCCTCGACCCGGCCGTGTCGCTGCGCCGGGTGTGGGTCCTGGCTAACCGCCTGCCGCCGTGGGCGCGGGCGGGCGGTGAGGAGTGGTCCGCCGAGACTCACCTGCTCGCACTCCTGGCCGATCACCTCGCCAACCTGACCTATGTCACCCTGCGGGCCGCAGGGGTCAAGGACGCGCGGAGACCGCAGGCCATACCACGACCCCGGTCCGGCGCTGTTCGTGCCGCACAGCAGCTCCCACAGCCCCGATCTGACGGTGGCGGGTGGGCTGCTGTCGCCGGGGAGCTGGCGGGGATGGACGGGGTTCGGGTGATCCGCAGTGGCTAACCCTTACGGGACCCTTGGCATCCTGGTCGAGGCGCTGACCCGCCCGTTTGAGCGGCAGATGGACGCCGCGGCTACCCGTGCCGGGGACAAGGCCGCCGTGTCCGTCTCGACCCGGATGAGCAAGGGTCTCGGGCGTCTCGCCCCGGTGGCCGGGTCCATCGGGAAGTCCGTTGCCACCGGTCTCGGGTTGGCGACCTCGGCGGCGGTGGCCTTCGGGGTCAAGGCGTACAAGGCCGCCGAGGACGCACAGAAGGCGATGGCGCAGACCAGCGCCGTCCTCAAGTCCACCGGGGGCGCGGCCAACATCACGGCGAAGGGGATGGACACCCTAGCCGCCTCGCTGATGAAGGCCACCGGGATACAGGACGACACGATCCGCTCCGGTGCCAACATGCTCCTCACGTTCCGGGGCATCCGGAATGAGGCCGGGCGCGGCAACGACATATTCAACCAATCGGCCAAAGTCCTGACCGACATGACCGCCGCCATGACAGGCGGCAACGTCACGTCGGAGGCGATGCGGAAGCAGGCCATCCAGCTCGGTAAGGCCCTCAACGACCCGATCCACGGGATGAGCGCGCTCCAGCGGGTCGGGGTCACCTTCACCGACCAGCAGAAGAAGCAGATCACGACCCTGGAGCAGTCCGGTCACACCCTGGCCGCTCAGAAGCTCATCCTCGCGGAGCTTAACAAGGAGTTCGGCGGGTCAGCCGCCGCGACCGCGACGACGACCGAGCGGATCAAGACCGCCTTCCACACGCTAGAGGAGTCCATCGGTGGGAGGCTGATCAAGGCCCTTGATCCGGTGATGCACCGGATCGGCCTCCTGGCGTCGTCCTTCGGTGCGGCCATCGGACCGGGCGGGAAACTCGCCCCCATCGTCAACGCCATCGGGACCGCCGTCCAGCGGGCGGCCGGACCCCTCGGCGTGTTCGTCACGAAGCTGACCGCGTGGTTCCAGCACCTCAACCCCGCCACGGTCAACCGGGTCGCGGACGCGATCAAGCGGTTTGGCCCGGCCCTGGCGGGGATCGGGGCCGCGTCGGCGGCCATCGGCGGGGTTGGGCTGTTCGCCCACCTCCCCATCCTGGGCGGGCTGATCACCAACCTGGCCGGGCCGCTCAAGATGCTCCAGGGTCCCCTCGGGTCCCTGGTCCTCCACCTCGGCGGGCTCGGCAAAGAGGCCGGGCTGGCGGCGAACGCCTTTAAGGTCATGACCGGTCCGGTCGGGATCGTCCTGGCGATCTTTACGACCCTCATGGCCGTCTCCCCGCAGTTCCGGCAGGCGGTCATGGGGCTGGTCCAAGCGCTGATCACGGCGCTGATGCCAGCGTTCCAAGCGATCTTTGCCGCGCTCAAGCCGCTGATGCCGATAATCGTCCTCCTGGCCCGCCAGCTCGGCGCGATCCTCGCCCCCGTGATCAAGGCGCTGACCCCGCTCCTGGTCAGCCTGACCCCGCTGATCACCGAACTGGCCCAGGTCGTCGGGCTGCTCCTCGGCCTGGTCCTCCAGCTCGTCATGCCGATCCTCAAGGTCTACATCGCGTTTCAGAAGTGGTACACGGCCAAGCTCCTCATACCGATCATTAACGCCCTGGTCGGGGTGCTGACCTGGCTGGTCCGGATCATTGTCCAGGTCGTTAAGTGGATCGTCGGCGGTAGCCCGGGTCTGGTCCCGGCGTTCCAGCTCCTCCAGAAGATCGTCGTGTCCGTGGTCGGAGTGGTCCGCTCCGTCGTCATCGCGGGATTCAACGCGATCAAGAACGCCATCGTGGCCGCCTGGCACTGGATAACCACGACGAGCACCAACACGTGGAACGCGGTCCGCTCGACCGTGACCAACGCGATCCGGGCGGTCGTCGGTGTCGTGTCGAGCGGGATCAGCCTGGTCCGGGGTGTGATCCAGCGTGGGCTGTCCACGGCGCTCTCGACCGTCCAGCGGTGGGGCGGGGACCTCCTCAACGCGGGCAAGTCCGCCATCGGGGCACTCCTGCGGGGCATCGGCGCGGCCATGGCCGGGATCGGGAGCTGGATCAAGGCACACGTGGTTGACCCGGTGGTCAACGCCGTCAAGAGCTTCTTCGGCATCCACAGTCCCTCGGAGGTCATGGCGTCCCTCGGGGAGAACGTCGGGAAGGGCTTTATCAGCGGGATCGTCCGGGCCAACCCGCTCGGCATCGCCAAGCACGTGTTTGGCGGCATCCCGAACGCCCTCGGGGCCATCGTCTCTAAGGGCCTGGTCAACATCGCACACCTCCCCAGCCGGGCGCTGACCGCGCTAGGGAAGGTCGGCGGGCTGGTCGGGTCCGCGCTGACGAAGATCGGCGGTTGGTTCGGCAACTTGTTCGGCGGCGGTGGCGGGACCGGTCAATACGCCGGGCTGATGCACGCCGTATTGGCTCACTTCGGCATCCCGGGCCTTTTCAGCACCTTTATGACTCAGATGAATACGGAGAGCGGAGGCAACCGGTTTGCCGTTAACCGCTCCGATTCCAACTGGGTCGCTGGTACGCCGAGCGTGGGATTGATGCAGGTCATAGGCCCCACGTTCGCCGCTTACGCCGGTCCGTACCGGAATCGCGGGCCATTTATGTATGGCGTTTCAACCGATCCCCTCGCCAATATCTATGCCGCCGTGGCGTATGCCGTCAGCCGTTACGGCGCGTCTATTGCCGCCGTCCTCGGCCACGGTCACGGCTACGCGGCCGGTGGGCCGATCTTGGAGCCGGTGACCGGGTTCGGAC